ATGACTTAAGAAACGGTCTATCAGGCAAGTGTGTCATTATCTAATCTCCTTAAAAATAGATTCAACAATAAAGGACAAGAACGAGTCTGGGTCTATCTGTTCTGTTTCAATAGCTACTCTTACGCTCTCTGCCAATGACTCACTATAAACGGTTTTCGTAGCATATACCCCTACATATCCTAATGATGCTGAAGATGGATATGTACTAATAGTATTATATATCAATTGCTCAGCTGAATAGGTGTTTTCAGTGTACTTCTTATTATAATTTCGCAGTGCTCTTGTGATGATTCTCTTTGAGTGTTTTGCGCTCATAAACTCTGCTTCATCATATTGAGACAGCATCGCTTCTACAAGATGCCCCGCTTCGTGTCTACCATCGCTGCATGGTGTATTTGACACAGCCTTGAGCATCTTTGAATTGATATAGATTGTTCCCCACACATTTGTTTGGGCACTTGTTTGCCGTATCGCTGAACCCATTTTTATGTTACCAACTATCTTCTTTAGCTGTGGGAATTTAGTCAAAGCATCATCTAGTCCTGCACATAAACCACGCGTGTATTCAAAGAAGTTCTCCTCTAGTGCTTTGTCTATATAGAAGCCGTACTTTTCTTCAACAGCTTTCTGCAAGTCCTCGAAGGTAGCACACTTCATAAAATCTGATTTAGACACAACGTCTTTAGTTTGTGAGCCAGAGTTCACTCTAGACATTGCCTTTCTTGTGTTTCTAAAGTCAGTTCGCCCAAGTGCTATAGGCTGCTTGCTCACTGCCCAGGCACGCTCACGCTCATAGTCACGGCGCAAGTGATTGTCATGCGTGAATTGGCGCAGCTTGTCTTGCAGCTCACCAAGCCTAATGCGCTGCTTTACTGCGTCTGCTCTCACCTCTTGAAGATAAGAGATCTCTCTTTTCTGACTCCTGATGAGACGCTCATATCTACGCTGTTTCTGCGTAGCTGCGTAGTACTCGTCACTGGTCATGCCTGTAATGCGCTCTTGCTCTGAGTAGTCCATATCTGGCAACTGAGAGTATCCAGGAACATAAGGGGTCATGTAGTGGTAGCAGTTAGCTCCACAGAGACCCGTAACGGTACCGTAGCCTGTAGCATCGACAAGAGACGGGTACTCAGTACTCCTGCCACTTCTGGAATACACCTTGCCCTGCCATTCAGCATGGCTTGGACGCGCTCCAAAGTGTGCGTCAACAAAGACCAAGTCCCATTCCCACTCATCCATGCGCTGCATAAGTAGGCGGTTTCTCGCTTGGTTCGCCTGGGAGACAATGTGGCGTCTTAGAGCTGCGTCAATGGTTGTCTTAGTACCGCTGATGTAGTCAATGGTCTCAAGTCCAGAGTTGGCAAGCCTTGTAACTCCACGCTCCATAACAGCTCGTGTTGGCTCTCCCGCTTGATGACGGGCGATTGCTTCAGCTGTCACGTCATACCAGAGTGTTGCTTGGTCTTTGGCAAGTGCGATGTTTTGACGCTCAAGGACCTCATTCATGCCCTGCGCTGTCTGAGCAGCGATGATAGTTGCGAGGTTAGTCATGTGACGCCGTGAGCCCATCGCTCGCACAAACTGTCCCACAAGTGCGTCATCAGTCTTTTTGAGCGCAGTCTTTAGGACCTCACGTGTTTGCTTGTCGATGGCTGGGCGGTACTTGTAGTAGATCGCGAGAGCTTCTTCGCGAGAGAGCCTAGAGAGACGCTCAAAGTCTGCAATCTCTCTACCTCGAATGACTGCGCCATTTGTGCGCACTACTTCATCAAGCAGGTTCAAAAAGAAGTATGAGAGTTCCTGTACATAAGCAGACTGTGCGCCCCCTACGAGACGCACAGCGATTTCTTCAGTCGGTTTCACAGCTACTCACCAAGGTCTGCGTCAAGTGCTACTCCGCCAGTCTCGCTAGTAAATGCCTTTGCGTCGTCCTCACTCATGCCTTGGTACTTGACGAGGTACTTCCACTTAGGACAAAGACCGCGTGCAATGTCATCCTTCATCATGTCACGGTCTGCTTTGTCATCCGAGATAACCGAGTCATCCCACAGAATGTCAACGAGCACAGGCTCGTCTACCTTGTAGCCATTCATGGCGCACTCTGCAGCAAACGCACCCTGAACAAGGTCTCTTACTGAGTTCTCAATGGAGTGCTCATGCTTTCTAATGGTCCTGATAAGCGTTGCATTAGTGCTGACAACCTCAGTTGCAGTCTTGAGTCCCTGTCCCAGCGTGAATGACCAATACCCTGCACCAAAGCCAGTTCTAAAGCCCAGCACAGCAAGAGCATTGTTGAATGCGGTAACCATGTCATCAATGTGCGTGTCAGGGTTGTAGACGGTCATAGGAGACTCTGCACTGATGCCAGCAGAGATGGGTGCAAACATAATCTGGTCCATAGTGTTGACAAACTTTGCCTTGCCCTTGCTGTCACGTACAATTGCTTGCTCGTCTACAACCATCTTTGGCAGTGAGACTCTTACCTGCCAATACATCTGGTTGAACGCTTCGTCTACCAGTCTGCAAGAGTCGCAGATATCCTCAATGACAGATGCGCCAAGCGGTGTGAGCTCGTCATGAGCGTTGTACTTAGCTGGCTTAACAAGCGCATACGTTGGTAGTGGTTGCTTAGTGTCAACAAAGCCTGTAATGCCTTCAACTTCAACAGGAGTAATACGGTTCTGCGCGTTAAAGAGAAGCGTCTCCACCACGTGAGACTGCGTCTCTTGATTGAAGTATCTAAGCTGCAGCTGGTCATAGAGCTTAGAGTCCACAGTTACCTTAGAGATGAACGCACAACCGTCACCCAGAAGCGGGATGATTTGCCATGCCTTCATGGAATCAATGCTGGTTGAGACGTTGCCTTCATAGCCATGGAAGTTAGCTACCCATGCGCCAACACCAAGAGCAAAGACAGTACTGATGAACTCTGCTTGCTCATCTACAAAGTTTGGAATCGTGCGCTCCAACCAGTCATTTACTGCGTCTTCAGAGCTGGAAAGGATTGTTCCCTCGTTCATGACAAGGCTTGGAATCTCACTTGCAACCATAGAAGCTGGACTGATTGAGAGCCTGTCATACGAGTCAGCACCATTATTGATGATATAAGGCTGCTTGTAGTACTCATTATCATGCGTAAACCAGCCCCACCAGAGCTGCTGGAACTTGTCCATTGAGGTATCCGGCGTAAAGCCACGCTTCTTCAGATACTTAAGTGCCCAGTCTGGCTTTTGGATAGTAATCTTCGACAAGGTGAGACCCCTTCTCTTTACGTCAAGCTTCTGTCATTGATAAGCGTCATACACGCATAACGCACAGCGTCGATAGTGTGGTTGTCAGCGTCTGGCAACTGCCCTGTGAGCTGGTTGTCCTTTGTCATCACATATGAGTAATTGCTGAACTCACGCGCTGCAGTAGTGCAGCTGGAATCAATCACAATCTTTGTACGGTATTGCAACCACTTGATTGAGTTATGGATGTTGTGCGCCCCTGTCTTGAGTGCACCGCGAGCGTTAATGCCATTAGCTTTGAAGTCAGCAATACTCTTTGGCTCTGCTGAGTCGCACCATACCGTGGCGTAGGGCTCAGCGTCTTCAATAACGTCTTCACCGTCTTTGAGCGCGTTTCCCAGCTTCTCGCTTACAAGCTCAGCGGTGTCTTGGTTAGAGAGTCCACACTTCACAAACTCATCCAGGATGTAGAGTGTGCGAGTCTTTGTGTCGTAAGCAATCTTCACCCAAGCAAATGGATCTTGTGAGAAGCCCCAGTCAACGCCATAGAAGTGATACTCCAGCTCTTTGCGCTCCTCGTATGTAATGTCTCTCACCTCAACACGAGTGAATACCTCAGAGCCAAAGCCAACCTGCTCGCCAAGCCACTCATGGCGATATGCTTCCTCGTCAAGCTCCTTGAGTGCTTCAGCGTCTTTGCGTACCTGCTCCGGTATCCACTCGTGTGGCACATCGAGATAGCTTGACTCAATAACGCGCTCCGGATGTGTTGAGAGCAGAGTAGAGACGTGTTCATTTACCCAAGCATCGCGAGAGCGTGGTGGGTTGTGGTCGAAGAAGCGGAAGTACACAGAGCCTTCTGGAGCGTCACGAGTGACAGACTGCATAACCGTTCTGAGTTCTCCCCAACCGTTGAACTGGTCTACCTCAGAGAACCATTGATAGGCGTAGTACGTGCCATTAGGTGCTTTAATTGCCTTGGTCTTCTGCGTATGGTCACCACCTCTGAAGGTAATGACTTGACCAGTTGCGGGGCGCGTAAGTTTGTACGGACTC